TGAAGATGATGGGACTAATGCCACAAGATAGTGCTAAAGACACAAGTGATGGCTCTGCAAGTGCTAATTACTCTAACAAATCAACAGCTTCATCTAAGGGATCAGGTAAGAAAGCTGATCTCAGTAAAGATAAGTCAAAGAAAACTGGCGGTAAAGCGTCCTTATATGCTAAAAAGAAGTAGAGGTAACTATGAAAGAATACATTAAGATACTAGATGACCTACGAGCAGAGGAACATAGGTTCAACTTTGATCCTACAAATAGGAACCTATGCTTTGGAGGAAGTTCAGTAACACTACCTAAAGTTAAGATTGGTGGTACGCTGGGAGATGTACTAGATAAAGGAAAAGATACCGCAGGAGACGCAGCAGCAGCAGCAAAAGCAGCCGGAGAAAAAGCAAAAGCAGCCGCAGCAGCTACCGCAGCTAAAGCAAAAGCAGCTACACAAGCCGCCGCAACTAAAGCCAAAGAAGTTGCACATGCTGCCGCCACTACAACAAAATCAAATGCTATGGGGCTAGCTACTGATGCAAAGGCTGAATTTGCTAGACAAGCTGATGCAGGTAAAGCATTTCTTCACGAAGGTGCTGACCAATTTAAAGAAGGTATGCAGAAGTTAGGTCTACATAAATCGGATGATCCGGGTAGTGAGGATACACCGGGATCAAGTGCTGCACCGGGTGGAACCGAGAAAGTTGGAGGAGGTAGTAGCAACATAACTATGAAGGAAGCTGAGTCAGCAAAAGGAAAGAAGGCTAAGATGGGTGCTAAAGGTAAACGATCACTACGGAAAATTTAAGAATGGTAGACGATACACAGGATGACACATATGCTGAAAAGGGTATGCTCAAAAGTATGTATGAGCACGCCTTTAATGAGAGAGAGTCATACCTTAATAGAGCTAGAGAGTGTGCTAAATTAACAATTCCCTCCTTACTAAAAGACTCAGGTGCTAACTGGTCAACAACCTTTAACACTCCCTATCAAGGTATTGGTGCACGTGGAGTGAACCACTTAGCAAGTAAATTACTGCTCACATTGTTACCACCTAACTCACCTTTCTTTAGACTTACTATAGATGACTTTGATCTACAAGAGCTAACAGGTGCAGAACAAAGGGGTGCAGTTGAAGAAGGTCTAGCTAAGATTGAACGCTCTGCAATGAACGAAATAGAATCAAAAGCCTACAGAGTACCCGTGTTTGAGGCACTAAAGCACCTTATCACAACTGGTAACTGTCTAATTTATTTACCAGAGGATGACACAGGAATGAGAGTGTTCCACCTTGATAGGTACGTGTGTAAACGTGATCCAATGGGTAACTTAATATACCTCATAACTAAAGAATCTCTGGATGCAAAAACCATACCAGAGAAAGCAAGAATAGCTCTAGGGCTTCCTTCACCACAGGAGCTTTCCCCTGAGTCTCCTGACAAGCCCTATGAGCTATTTACTTATATATGTAACAAAGGTAAACATTGGCATGTACACCAAGAATTAGGTACTACAACCATTCCAGATTCTTTTGGTAAGTACCCAATAGATAAGAATCCTTTCATACCCCTAAGATTTAGTAGAGTAGATGGGGAGTCTTATGGAAGAGGTTTAGTAGAAGAGTACTTAGGTGACCTTAAGTCACTTGAAGCACTCACTATGGCTATAGTAGAGGGATCTGCGGCTGCCTCTAAAGTCCTGTTCTTAGTTAGACCTAACGGAACCACTAGGATAAGGTCTGTAGCTGAAGCACCAAGTGGTGCAATAATACAAGGCGATGCACAAGATGTATCAACTCTCCAAGTGCAAAAATCTGGAGATTTCAGAGTTGCACAAGAGACAGCAGGAAAAATAGAAGAAAGATTAGCTGCGGCTTTTCTACTTAACTCTTCTGTTCAACGAGATGCTGAGAGAGTAACAGCAGAAGAAGTACGCTTCATGGCACAAGAACTAGAGAGTACTCTAGGCGGTGTTTATTCTGTTCTATCTCAAGAATTTCAGTTACCGCTAATTAATCTTCTTCTTCAGAACATGGTTAAGAGTAAGAAGATGCCTAAGTTTCCAAAAGACAAAGTGAAACCGAAGATTGTCACAGGTATGGAAGCACTAGGTCGGGGTCAAGATCTTAACAAACTATCTCAATTCCTAGAATATCTAGCTCCTTTGGGGCCAGAAGTAATTGCACAGAAACTAAACATTGATGACTACATGGATAGACTAGGTGCATCTCTTGGTATTGACACAGGTGGTTTAATTAAGACAGATGAACAGATTCAACAAGAGCAAGCTGAAGCACAGCAAGCCCAAAAAGCAGAAATGCAAGAACAACAACAAACTCAGATGATGGGTGATGTTGTTAAAGGTGCAACTCCAGCAATGGCTAAAGGTATGAGCGATCAAATGGCTCAGAACCCTGAGATGATGGAGCAGATGCAACAGGCTATGGCTGGTCAAGCATAACAACACACATTAAGAAGGAAAGACTATGGCAGACCAAATACAAACTTACCAAGGCGAAGGTGTTAATCAGGTAGGTGATCCTGCACACATTCATGAAATGTTAGCTAAAGTAGAAGAACCTATTGAGACATTCGATAATGAAGATGAGATGTACACTAGGGACGAGAGTAGACCTGAGTGGCTCCCAGAGAAGTTTAACTCTGCTGAAGAGTTAGCACAAGCATACAAAAATTTAGAACAACAGTTTCACTCTGGTTCAGAAGAAAGAGAACAACAAGAAGAACAACAAAGGTTTCAAAATGAAGAGGTACCTGAAATACAAGAGACTAGCCCATCTCAAGTACATCAACTACTTGACGATAAGGGGTTGGACTTCTCAGCATTCCAAGAGGAGTATAACAACACAGGTACACTATCTAAGGAAGCTCTTGAAGCACTTTCAGAAGCAGGTATTAATGAAGATGTAGCTAGTACTTGGATCTCTGGTCAAGAAGCACTTAGAGATCAGAATATAGATACAGTACACTCTAATGTTGGTGGAGAACAGAATTACAATGACATGTTAGAGTGGGCTAATGACAGTCTACAATCGTGGGAAGTTGAAGCATTTAATAAGCAGTTAGAAAATTTAGATGCTAACACTCAATTTGCAGTTGCAGGACTGTATGCCCGCTATCAAAATTCGGAGGGTATACCTCCGGCACTAATGTCTGGTGAGGTTGGACAGGACGTTGCTCCTCGTTACGAATCACTAGCACAGGTTACTTCGGCAATGAGCGATCCGAAGTATGCAAGTGACCCTGCTTATAGAGCAAGGGTTGCACAAAGGTTGGGTAATTCCAACGTGCTCTAACAAAGAAACAAGGACGAATCGAAAAGTAAGACTAAGCCTCATGCGTGGGACAACTCTGTACTGAACTTTGTGAGACCTAGATTTCCGAGTTATTAATCAATAACTAATAATCTAAGGAAAAACAAAATGGCTACAAATTATTCTAGCATTGCCAGCAACGTTGAAGGTGGTATTCATCGTTCTGGTATGGTCAATGCCGCCACTAATAGTACAGTAGGTTCTAGGGAACTATTCCTAAAACTGTACGCTGGTGAAGTATTGACATCGTTTCAGTCAAAGAACATAATGATGCCTTTGCATCGTGTCCGCACGATCTCTAAAGGTAAATCAGCACAGTTTCCGATGACTGGTAAATATCGTGATGCGGCTTATCATACGCCGGGTAACGAGATAGTCCCAACAGCTTCCAAGCAAAGCGAGCGAGTTGTTTCAGTTGATGACCTCTTGATTAATGCTCAGTTTATTCCGAGTATTGATGAAGCTATGCGTCACTATGACATCCGAAGTGTCTACACTCAGGAAGCAGGTTTTGGTTTATCCAAGGTTGCTGACGAGAACATATTGAGACTAGCTATCAAAGCTTCTCTATGTGAGAACGCTGCAATCGCTGCTACCGCTGGTATGATTCAAGAGCATAATGCTTTTGATGATGAGGACTTCACACCTAATGTTGTCTGTGGTGATGCTGCCGCTGACATTCGTAAACCAAAGGATATTGTACAAGCTATCATGGATGCAAGACGTATCTTTGATAACTACAATGTTCCCGGTGATCCAGTTGTTGTTCTACCAACAGACATGTATTATGACTTATTTAAAGTCTCCGATGCAACTAATATGGTAGACTTCGCAATCTTCAACAAAGATGTTGGAGGTAGTGGATCGATTGCCGCTGGACAGGTACCATCAATTCTTGGTATGCCGATCTACGTAACTAACAATCTTGGTTACTTCAGTTCTGGATCTACATGGGTATCTAACCTATGGACACAGGCATCAACAAACTCTGCACTTGTTGCGGGTCGTCTTGCTGCTCACAAAGATGGAGCTAAAGTAGCACCAGTACCACTCACAAAGAGTGTTGGTTCTGGTCGTGAGAGTCAGTATGCTGTTCCAGCAGGAGCAAACACATTTGCATCTGGAGCATCTCAACACATATCTACTGTTGCGATGGAAGTTCGTGCATTAGTTATGACTGCTGATGCAGTAGCAACTGTAAAGTTGATGGATCTCTCAGTTGAATCTGAGTACCAAATCAACCGACAAGGTACACTAGTTGTATCTAAGTATGCAATGGGTCACAACGTATTGCGACCTGCGTGTGCTGTGTCAATACATCAATTCAGTTAATAGCTGATAACTCTAGGGAGTACTTTGTTATAAGGTACTCCCTTTTTTTTACAAGGAAATAAAATGGCAGACTTAAAAAGAATGTCTGAGTTAGAGGCAGTAAATCTAATGCTGATGACTATTGGGGAGTATAAGGTTAATGATTTGATTAATCTAGCTGGTCGTTCTGATGCTGCCATTGCAAAGGATATTTTAACTAACACATCAAGAGCAGTTCAATCAAAGGGTTGGACTTTTAATACTGATTTTGATGTTGTACTAGCTCCTGATACCGATGGTCAGATAGAATTAGGTGGAAGTATATTACGAATAGATACTACTTCTACAGTACGAAGCAGTCAAAAAGACATTATTGAACGAGCAAACAAGTTATATGATAGACAAAATAACACTCATATTTTTACAGATAATGTAACAGTAGATACTATAACATACTTTAACTTTGAAGACTTACCAGAGGCCGCACGAAGATTCATTGCAATCAGGTCTGCTCGTGTGTTCCACGACAGGGTTGTAGGGTCAGGTGAGTTACACAGGTTCTTCCAAGATGATGAAGGACAAGCGTGGTCTGAACTATTAGAGTATGAATCTGACGTAGGAGATTACACTATATTTGATAGTTACGATGTATACAGAGTAGTAGAAAGAGACAATGGAAGTGCACTTTTATCATAAGGAACAATGCCACTAATATCAGGAACAATCCCAAGTCTAATTAATGGGGTATCGCAACAACCTGCGACACTTAGGTTACCAACACAAGGTGAAACACAGATAAACGGATTATCCCATATTGCAAGAGGACTAGAGAAACGACCTTGTACTGAGCATATCTCTGAGATAACAGGTGTAACATCTAGTGATAGTGATGATGTGTTTATCCACACCATTAGGAGATCTGAAGATGAAGCCTATGCCATGATTGTTAAAGGAGGAAATACTGATGGTGTAAATGGTACAACAGCTACTAGTGCAACTCCTGCCGGAACTGGGACTGTCCCAACAGAGATGAAGTTAATTGATCTTACGGGTTATGCAACAGGTAAAGCAGGTGATGAGGTATTTATTAGGAATGCAACTACATCTAATAACATAACCGCATCAAATTCAATGGCTTCATTTACCGATGTACAAACGTACCTGAGTAACTTTGGGCCTAATGAGGTATTTAAGCCTAATAAGTTATCTGCGACAACTATTGCCGACTTTACATTCTTACTTAATAAAACTAAGGTAGTAGAACAGGATACTGCTAGAGCATC